ACTCCGCCCGGATTGGCAGTTCCGGGTACTCCGCCCAGATTGGCAGTTCCGGGTACTCCGCCCAGATTGGCAGTTCCGGGTACTCCGCCCGGATTGGCAGTTCCGGGTACTCCGCCCAGATTGGCAGTTCCGGGTACTCCGCCCGGATTGGCAGTTCCGGGGACTCCGCCCGGATTAACTGCACTGGAAGTGATTCTGTGATCTGCTGTGCCGGACATGGCTCTGTGGTAAAAGCGCCAATTGGTTGCTGGATTACACTTGCAGAGTGGAAATACGATGGAGCAAAGCAACGATACGTTCCGGCATGTGTGAAAACGGAGTATGTCGATGGCGAAAAAATCAAAGCGGATACACCGTACACGCTGAAAAACGGGGAGTTTGTGGAGGTTGAGAGTGATGGAGAATAAATCTGACAAGTGTTCCAGCTGCAAGTACCGAATTGCCCCGGATGGATGGGCGGCTTGTGACGGCTGCATTCACGATGAAGGCTTGAAAGATCGGTATGAGCCGATGACCAACGCCGACCGCATCCGGAACATGACGGATGCGGAGCTGGCGAAGTTACTCAGCACCGGAACGTTTATTTGCGAGGGGTGTAAAGATATCTGCGAGAATATGCCGGGGTGCGAGGAATGCAGGTTGGCATGGCTCAAAGCCCCGGCAGAAAGCGAGGGGGAGAAATGAAAGTTCTGATAGCCTGCGAGGAATCGCAAACCGTGTGCATGGCGTTCCGGGCGCTGGGGCATGAGGCTTATTCCTGCGATATTCAGTGGCCGTCCGGCGGGCACCCGGAGTGGCACATCCTGGGGGATGCCCTGGAAGCCATCAAGGGCGGCACAATCGTCACCATGGACGGACAGACGCATGATGTGGGGAGGTGGGATTTGCTGATTGCACACCCACCGTGTACCCACTTGTCGGTGTCAGGTGCAAGATGGTTTAAGGAAGGGGTTAAACCTCTCAGTTTGAAATATGAAGCCGCCGCTTTTTTCTTGAAGTTCGCAGAAGCGGATGTTGAAAAAATCGCAATAGAAAATCCGATTTGTGTTATGAGTTCGCTCTACCGCAAACCCGATCAAATCATCAATCCATGGCAATTCGGTCATCCTGAGCAGAAAAAGACGGCTTTGTGGCTTAAAAATCTTCCGCTGTTACAGGAAACGGACAATGTGCATGAGCACATGATGACGCTCCCCGAAAAAGAAAGAGCCAGGATATGGTGGTTGGGTAGCAATCACGCAAAAGAGCGAAGCAAGACCTTCCCCGGGATTGCAAAAGCTATGGCCGAACAGTGGGGATAACACAAGCCCGGGGCAACCCGGGCGGGAAGGAGATAACAATGGATGAAATCGAACTGAAGCCATGCCCGATGCTGCGGAAATATTTAAATACGGGGCTGACGCCGGAACAGTGTGAAACCGCAAAGGTAATCATCGAATCTGCCTTTAGCGATGACACGTCAAAGGCAGAACGGATTCGGGAGCTGTTGAAAGCCGACAGGGACGGGCGGCTGGTGGTGCTACCGTGCAAGGTGGGCGATACGTTATTCAGAGTGTTCGCCGGAGAAATCTTAGAGCACAAAGTCGGAAACATGAGATACCTCGCAATACAGGGACGGTGGGACATTGATACAACCCCGTTCTGCTCATACGTGGAAAGTTCCATGGGAAAAACGATTTTCTTAACCCGCGAAGAGGCGGAGAAAGCATTGGAGGCGATGAAAGATGTTTGACCTAAAACCCTGCCCGTTTTGCGGGGGAAAAGGTGTAGAGATACTTGAAGACGAAAACAAGTACTTATACTATCGGTACATGGCACAGTGCCAGAAATGCGGAGCCAATGCAAAACTAGGCCGCACAAAAGAAGAAGCTCGTAAAGCCTGGAACAGGAGGGCTGACAATGGCTAAAGCGGTACTTATCAGCATCCGCCCGGAGTGGGTGGAGAAGATTGCCAGAGGCGAAAAGACCGTTGAGGTGCGAAAAACCAGGCCAAAGCTGGACACGCCGTTCAAATGCTACATCTACTGCACGCAAGGCAACGACGCACGCAGACTGCGCGGCTCATGGGGCAAGGTCATTGGGGAGTTTATTTGCGACCGGGTTGAAGCTATCAAGGCGGCAACAGGACCATATGGAATCTACGATGTGGATGATGACTTTGTGGCGCAGACTGGGCTTGTGGACGGTGCTTTGTGGGACTACGGAAAAGGTGCAACGCTTTACGGCTGGCATATTTCCGATATGAAAATATATGAAACGCCGAAGGAACTGACAGAATTTCACACTTGGAAAAAATGCAAATCATGCAGCCAAAGCGGGTACGAAAGCACAGCCTGCGCCTACGATGAAAATTGCATGGTTCCGGCTGTGATCACCAAAGCACCGCAAAGCTGGTGCTATGTGGAGGAACTGGGCAATGGCGGATTATAACAAACCGGTTTACAAATCGGTAAAATGGAAGCTGGGCAGTTCGTTCGGATGGTGGAACGTCCCATATTGCCCTCATTGCAAACGGAGATTAGGATTGCTGGTTGCTGAACAAAAACCGTATGAATGCCCAATGTGCCACGGCACGTTAGATTGGAGGATTGACAATGGCTGATTACATAAGCCGGGAGGCGGCGAGTGCGGATGAGTGCAAGCACAAGATAAAAACGCCATTCGCAAAAATTATTGTGGGCGGAACACCCGAAAAGCCGTGCTACAACATCTTGTACTTTGACCCAGCGGACGGAAAATGTCATATTGGGTTTGGATCGTACTGCCGTGACAACGTGTTTCGTTGGCTTGCAGAGGAATTCGAGATCACGGAACCAGCCGCCGATGTGGAGCCGGTGCGGTATGGGAACTGGAATATCCGGCTTGCAGATGAAATGACCCTCTGCCTGGAATGCTCCATCTGCGGGCGCAAGGTAGACAATATCGACTTGCACCACCTGCTGGAAGCCGGAGAATACGGCGAGGCTTGCCGGAGATACACATATTGCCATTGCGGCAGCAAAATGGATTTGGAGGTATAACATGACAAGAGAAGAAGCAATTAAACATGCCGAAGCCGTGATGGATTATATGGCTGATGTGGCGGATTTGTTGGAAAAACAGCAGAATAAAATCAGGGATCTTGAATACGAGGCCCAGGAGCGCGAGAAAGCCGTCGTCCAGCTTCGGAAGAAGTGGCAGGATGCCGAAATGTTCATTTGTACCATGTGCGGTCATTTTGACCACAATATAGACGGAAATATTGTCTACGGGAACAAGGATTGTGGTGAGATCGTCGGCTACCCCTATTGTAAGAAGTTCACCCCATGGATTCCTGCGTCTGTTCGGTTGCCGGAAGAACTTGAGCCTGTAAATGTGGTGTGGGTAAATCACAACCCAGAGCCGTACTACCGGTACATGAAGGACGTTCCGCAAAAAGCGACTGCTGTCTATTACAGGGAGGCTTGGTATTGGTGGTCGTGTGTTTGCGAAGATTTGCTTGCAGAGTACGGCGTGAACGAAACAGACCAAGTGGATGACGATGTTGAAATCACCCACTGGCAGCCGCTTCCAGAATTGCCGAAGGAGTGACGGAAAGTGACAGATTGCTTCAATTACCAATGCTTGTGCAGGGGGAATGAGAGCAAGCCTCCCTACAAGTGCGAGTGCGTGGCTTGCCCCAACAGGGTTACAGAATCACATATTATCATGAGCAACCGAACACTGACGCAAGAATCAATTAAATATCTTACGAAAAATGGAGGTATCGGGAATGAGTGAAAGACAAGAACACCGTCAGCGCCTTAACGCTAGAATTGCTTACGCCGCCGCTATTGAGCGGTGGGCGAAGAATCAGCCGTCACGCATTCGGTTCTTTGCCGTCAGACGCTGGCTGAAACAGATGCCGAGGAGGGAGGATTTTTATGAGGCTGATTGAGGGGCGATCATTTTACAAAGAGCCGTGGTACGGTAGTTATCATTCGATGATGGACAGATGTTACAGGAAGAAAGCACATAATTACCTCCAGTATGGCGGACGTGGTATTGCTGTTTGCGAAGAATGGCATGATATCGAATTGTTTGAGCAATGGGTAAAAGGCTCAAAATATAAGCCGGGGATGTCGTTGGAACGAATAAATGTCAACGCTGATTATTCTCCTGAAAATTGCACTTGGGCAACAGCAAAGGAACAAGCGAATAACCGGAGAAACACGGTGAGAATCAAGTACATGGGCGAAAACCGCACTGTAGGAGAGTGGGCAGAGGCTTTAGGAATGAGTAGGAGTACAATTTCCAGCCGATATTACCGAGGGCTTCCCATTGAAAAAGTGCTTGCGAAGGAGAATTTGAGATGCCACGCTTAATTGATGCAGAGGAATTGGAACTCCAATTTGATGTTTCCGACGAAGATATTATAGCAAAGGAGATAATCCGGAATGCCCCCACCGTGGACGCCGTCCCCGTTGTCAGGTGTAAGGATTGCGTTGCGTTCGAGCAAAAAGGTAAGTATCCAGCCGGAATGCCTGAATATCCGGACGAGATGCCATATGGGTATTGCTATCATTGGGACTACGAGGAGGGCATGCTCCCTAACGAGGTAGACGGCGATGATTTTTGCAGTCATGGGAGAATACGGGAGGCCGAAGAATGAGCTATAAACCCACTTACATGGACTGCTGGCATTTTATAGCCCCTCTGATTCCGGTGAACACTGACTACACAATGGATATTTACATCATGGTGTTTAACGCCCTGAAAGAAGCGGAGAAAAAACGGATTGCAGAAAAGAAAGGGGGGAGGAAAGCTACACATGACACGTAAACGCTTTATCAAACTCCTGATGGGGAAGCTTCTGCTTTCACAGAACGAGGCAAACTACATTGCCGATATTGTAAGAATTTACGATCGGGTTGTAAGAATTTGTGATCGGAGGGAATCATGAGCAAAAAACCGGACTATCTCACCCTGTGCTCCATAGCCGCCCAGAAGGCCGGGACGAGCTACGGGAAGTACATGGCAATGCACGGATACCACCCGCCAATTCATGCCGATACAGATGGCGTGGGAGCCCCACAGGGCATTGTTAAAATCTGCCCCCAGTGCGGGAAGGAATTCACACAGGGAAAGATCAAGCAGAAAATCTATTGCAGCTTGGAGTGCCAGAAAGCCCACGCTCAGAGAGCCGCTAAAAGGAGATACCGCGATAGAAAAAATAAGGAATTGGAGGTACATGGATAATGGCAGAACAGGATTTCAAATTTGATGATGCGTTGCTCATGAAGACTGCACGCGAGATGCTTGCAAAAAAATTGACCGAAACAGTGAAAGAGGCCGCCAAGTCCGGGGAATGGGAGATAACCACCATCGAGCAGGAAGAACCTGACCCGGAAAAGATTCTCCGGAGGATGTTTGCAAAATACGCCTACGGCAACGTCCCGGAGTGGTTCGCCTCTGCGGTATCTGCGACGTCCTATGTGCTGTCTGTGGACAAGGGAAAGGGGATTGAGTGTATTTCCGTCTTGCACACGGCAGCGGAACGGGCACCGGCTGAAATTCGGATGACGGCGCAGACAAAGTTGCTTATGATATGCCAAGAAACCGGAATGCTCGGCGGGATTGGGAGCCTGCCTGTTCTCTAGGGGCAACATGGAGTACAAGGATAGCAGGAAGTACTGCGTCGGGTGATGGTATTTCTTCGGGTACCACGACGGCGGAAAGTGCTGCAATTACATATTCGTCCGTGGGGAAAAGCGGCCTTGCCCGCCTGGGAAGGATTGTACAGAAAGAAGGGAGAAAACGAAAAACAGGAGACGGCATTTAATATTATAGCTTTATCCATGTATAGTATATATTAAATATAATCTTATATCTTGTGTGTATTGTGTATATCTATACAGGGATTTAATAAGATATGCAAGGAGGAACGGAATGAACTGGAAGTATGAAGCCATTGAAAAGCTAAAGGAGTACAGTGCAAAGAAACAGTCCCTGAAAAGCATTCCCGAAGAAATGGCGCGGCTGGAATCCGCTATGCAGAGCATCCGAAGTGCCACGGCTGACGGTACGCCGGTAAGCGGCGGTGGTTCCGGCCGGGAGGATATGATGCTATCGAATATCGTTCACCGTGAGGAACTGGCGCGTTCGCTGGAACAGGCAAAAAAGTGGGTTTCGCTGGTGGATTCCGGGCTTGAAACTCTCTCAGACGATGAACGCAAGATTTTGGATAGATTCTACATAAAGCCCGCGAGGGGAAATGTGGACAGGCTGTGCGAAGAATTCGGGATTGAAAAGTCTCAGGTTTATGCGCGAAAGGATTCGGCACTTCACCATTTTACGATTTGCCTGTACGGATGCGCAGAAATTTGAAAAACCGGAAAAAAACCGGAAGATTTTTCGGTTTGAATGTGCTATACTGGTAAAAAAGAAAAAGCGCAAGAGGCTTGGGATTGCTCCTGAGCCTCTTTTACCAGAAATGGTGTTGGAAGCCCTTCTTTTTTCCACTGCGGCATAGCCAAAAGGTAAGGCACATGGTTCTGACCCATGTAATGGAAGTTCGATTCTTTCTGCCGCAACCAGCGGGGGGCTGGACAATTCAAGCACGCCGATAACTGCCGTATGCGCAAGGCAGCCAAAGCGAAGGAGAAGGAACAGCATTGTGTGATAAGTGTACATAAGCGCACGATAGCTCAAAGTAGCTTACCCCGTCCCACAAAAATATTTCCTCGGCAAAAAGCCGAGTACATGAAGAATAGAAGGCTAAAATTTGGCGCGGTAGAAAACGAGTTGGGTTCACTCTCCCCAACAGAAGGCCGTTTGAATCGGCCTCGCGCCAATTATTTTGTATGAGAGGTGGTGCTATGGCTGCAAGGATTACAGATCGGAAGAAAAAGAAAATAATCGCCGACTGGATAGAAATGCAGTCGTACAGCGCCGTTGCAAAAAAGCATGGCGTAACTCACCAGACTGTGAAAAGAATTGTTAGCGCTTCACCGGATATCGCCCAAAAAGTGCAGCAAAAAAAAGAAGAGAATACCGCCGATATGATGGCATACATGGAATCACAAAAAGCGGCGATGCAAGAAGCAATCACTTTGCATCTGAAAGCGCTCACTGACCCCGAAAAGATTTCGGCCGCAACATTAAGCCAGATCGCAACATCTTTCGGGATTATTGTTGATAAGGCCACAAGAAACACGGCAAGCGGTAATGATAGCCTAAATAAGCTGGATGGGCTAATTAAGGAGTTCAGAGATGCTATTAAGCCCGAAACAGATTGAATTCGCAAGGTACGGTAATCACCGATGGAATTTCAAGGGCGGCGCGACCAGAAGCGGGAAAACATATCTTGATTTCAAATGGATTATTCCCATGCGGATTCGAGAACGAGCCGGGAAAGATGGGCTTTCCGTTATTTTGGGCGTTACAAAATCCACAATAGAGCGAAATGTGCTAGAACCTATGCGGAATCTGTACGGCGATAAACTTGTTGGGGCGATTTCCAGCGATAATACGGCGTGGATTTTTGGAGAGAAATGCTATTGCCTTGGCGCGGAAAAAGTGTCTCAGGTATCGAAGATTCGCGGCGCGTCCATCAAGTATTGCTACGGCGACGAGGTCGCGGACTGGTCGGAGGAAGTTTTTGCCCTCCTGAAAAGCCGGCTTGATAAGGAGTATTCCTGCTTCGATGGCACATACAATCCACAGTATCCCAACCACTGGCTAAAGAGATTCCTTGATAGTGATGCCGATATTTTCAGCCAAGAATACACAATAGACGATAATCCATTTTTACCCCCCGCTTTTGTTGAAAATCTGAAAAAAGAATATGCCGGAACGGTGTTCTATGATAGGTACATTCTGGGGAAATGGACGCTGGCAGAGGGGCTTATATACGATTTTTCCGAAGCGAATATCACGGATGAAGTGCCGGAATTCGCGGACTATTACATAAGCATTGACTACGGCACCCTAAACCCGTTTTCATGTGGCTTGTGGGCGGTAGATGGCAACAAGGCGGTAAGAATCAAAGAGTATTACTACGATGGAAGAGCCAACTATAAGCAGCTCACAGACGAGGAATATTGCGATGCTGTGGAGCGCCTGACGGACGGCTACGAAATCAAGAGGGCGATTATTGACCCTTCGGCAGCGTCTTTCATTACCGCCCTGAAACGCCGTGGATTCCGCGTCCAGCAGGCGGACAATGCCGTTCTTGATGGCATTCGGCGCACGGCGGTATATCTCAAGAATGGGAATATAAAAATTCATCGGTGCTGCACGGACGCTATAAGAGAGTTTGGGCTGTACCGATGGGACGATAAGAAAACGGAGGACGCCGTCGTGAAGGACAACGATCATGTTATGGATGATATCAGGTACTTTTGCAGCACCATCATGAAATACAAAGTGGAGAAGAAAAACGAGATTTCACCCGCGGCCGCGTTGCTGTTGTGATTTTTTGAGATTTCTGCTATTGGAGAAAATGCATGAAGATTTATCAAGATTTGGAAGAAGCCATTGCAAAGGGAACTACCGGGAAATTCATACGTGATGCAGTGCGGGAGCACCAGAGCAGCAAGGCGTGCAAAGACGCCGCTGACGGTATGGCGTACTATAATAAGCACAATATCACCATTGAGAAATTCCAGAAGTTCCTTTTTACCTTATCCGGGAACAAAACTCCTGATATTTGGAGCAGCGACTACCGGCTTAAAACACTAACGTTTCGGCGGCTTGTGACGCAGGAAGTGGGCTACGTTTGCGCTAATGGCGTAAGCATGGACGAAAAAGAAAAGCTTGGTGCAGATTTTGATATTAAGCTTCAAGCGGCGGCAAAATTGGCGCTGGCGCAGGGCGTTTCCTATGGCTATTGGAATCTCGATCATCTGGAAGTGTTCTCGTTCGCCGATACTCCCGGGAATCCGGGATTCGTTCCGCTGCTGGATGAAAAAACGTCTGAGCTGATGGCCGGTATCCGGTACTGGTTCCGTGAAACTGGCCAGAAAACAGTTTTCCGGGCTACGCTTTACGAGCTGGACGGCGTTAGCGAATGGAGCGCAGAGGGAAGCGACGATGCGCACCTGATTGCAAATAAACGCGCGTATATCCACAAGGAACTGCGCAACGCCTTGGGCGTTGTGGATGTCTGCGACGAGAATTATACCCGCCTGCCTATTGCTGTGCTGTATGGAAACGATACCCACGAAAGCGAACTCGTTGGGTTGCGTGGCTCCATCGACTGCTATGATTTCATCAAATCCGGGTTCGCCAACCAAATCGACGATACCAGCGGAATTTACTGGATTCTGCACAATACCGGTGCTATGGATGATAAGGATTTAGCTCAGTTCATTCAGAGAATGAAGAGCGTAAAGGCCAATGTGGTAGATAGCGCCGATGGAACAGCAGCAGAGGCTCACACCCTTGATGTTCCCGTAGAAGCCCGAAAAACCATGCTGGATATCTTGCGGCGTGACCTGTATGAAGATGCCCAGATGCTTGACGTTACAGCTTTGGCGGGCGCTGAGAAAACGGCTACAGAGATTTCGGCGGCGTATCAGCCGCAGGACAACAAATGCGCCGATTTCGAGTATTTCCTGATAGATTTCATTCGGCAGATTTGCGCTGTTGCTGGCATCGGCAATCCACAGCCGGAATTTACGTGGAACAAGGTAATAAATCGCACCGAGGAAACAAATATGGTGCTTTCGGCGGCTGCGTTCCTTGATGAAGAAACGGTTCTGAAACACCTCCCGTTTCTTTTGCCGGAGGAAGTGCCGGAAATCCTGAAAAGGAAAGCGGACGCTGACATAAATACGGTTTACGGCGGTGATGAGGATGGCCAGACCGAATGAAGCCGATAGAGGAACCGATAGGGCGCTTGCCGATCTGGAACGCCGCATTAACTCCGTATATTCTCAGGCGGCCAAAGAACTGCAAGAGGAAATAGATGCTTTTTTCAAGCATTTTGCCGATCAGGATAAGAAGATGCAGGACTTGATAGGCCAGAAGCGCAACGGTAAGGAGTGGACTGAAAAGGACTACCAACAATGGCGACTGAACCAGATGGGGCGCGGGGCACGGTTAGAAGCGCTTCGGGACAAGCTGGCCGAACGTGCGACGGAAGCAAAAGAGGTGGCGCTTGCGTATGTGAACGACGCTACGCCTGGAATCTACTCCCTGAATCGGAATTACACCGCCTATACCATTGAGAGCGTTCACCCGAGTGCGGATTTTACGCTTTTTGACGAGCAGACCGTAAAGCGCTTAATTGTGGAGCAGCCGGACGTAATGCCATACTACCCCGAAAGGCTTGCGCTAAAGCGGGGCATTGATTTGGCTTTTGGCAAGCAGCAGATTACAGCAAGCATTACAGGCTCCATCTTGCAAGGCAGAAGCATCAAGCAGATATCCGATGATTTGCAGTCCAGAATCGTCACAATGAGCCGTGTAAGCGCCATTCGAGCGGCAAGAACGGCAGTTACCGCCGCACAGAACGCCGGGAGAATGGACAGCTACGCCGCCGCTGACGAAATGTGGGGCATTAAATCCAGGAAAAAGTGGGTAGCCACAAAGGATTTGCGCACCCGCCACGATCACGGTATGGCAGACAATCAGATTGTGGACTACGATCAGCCGTTCGACGTTGGCGGATACAAAATGATGTTTCCCGGTGATGGTTCGTTGGGAGCGCCGGGACATGAGCTGTATAATTGCCGCTGCACGGTTGTGAATGCCACTGACGACGATCTGGAAGCGGAACGCCACATGATGCGCGTGAAGAACCCAGAAACCGGGGAATATGAGCTTGTAAAGAAAAAATCGTACAAAGAATGGTACGACGAAAAGAAAGCACAGTATCCTCCGGAAAAATGGGCGGGCATGGTGAAAGCTGGTAAAAACTATCAGGCCGACAAACGGCAATATGCTGATTTTGTAAATGTTTTGGGGAATAAAGCCCCGAAAACGTTTGCAAAGTTCCAAGATTTGAAGTATAATAATATTGATGGGTGGGAGACGCTCAAAACAACGAAACGGCAGACCGATGTTGTAAAGAATGCTGAGTGTATAACTACTCCGAAGAAATACACGGAATATTTCTTGAAAGATGGGGCAAAGCACGCCGACCAGTTCTTCGATGCTGGCTACACAGCAGATAATCCGCTTAGGCTGCGATATGATATGGCAAGGCAGTTTGATATGAGCAAAGCTGTGGAGTTCAGGGAATTGGGCGGTGGGGCAACTAAATTTAACATCTACATGGAGCTGGGAGTTACAAAAAAGCGATCTTTTGTTACTGGGTGGATACAGGATACGCCGGATAGCAAACCGAGAATTGTAACCAGTTTTAGAAAAAATAGAGGTGGAGAAGCATGATTAAAGAATACGACCATGTAAAAGTCATCAAGACAGGCGACGCAGGAATTGTCGTCGATATTCGTGATACTGGTGGCATTTTCTACCTTGTAGAACTGGACAAAAACAACGAACTATTGGACTGCAAGAGGGAAGATATAGAAAAGCTTGGCAATTAGAATATGGCAAGGACTGAAAGCACTGTGCAAAAATGCATGGTGCTTTTTCTATGCCCAAATCTTCCAACCGGATAAAAAAGAAGCGGGCTGGAACCCCCGCTTGTGGCGGATTATGCGTATGCGCCGCCACGAACCGCACAAGACCGGCTCTGGAAGAAGCAGAAAAGGAGGGAAAATGAGCGTTACCTTTGTGGATAACTCTGACGAAATCCTCCGCGCCCTTGGTGAAGCGTGTGAGCGCGGGTTGGAACGCTGCGGAGAAAAAGCTGTAGAATATGCCAAGGATTTATGCCCCGTTGATACTGGGAATTTGCGCAACAGCATTACACATACCGTGGAGGATGGGAAGAAAGCCATTGTTGGAACTCCTACCGAATACGCCATTTACCAGGAAATGGGAACGGGCAAATACGCCGAGGGAGGCGGAGGCCGTCCTACGCCGTGGAAATACCAGGACGCGCAGGGAATCTGGCATTGGACAGCTGGCAATCGGGCGCACCCGTTTATTAAGCCGTCAATCGCCGATCATCAGGAAACGTACAAGAATATTCTGAAAGACGAACTCAGCAAAGGAGATTGACAGGGCGTGGTTACCAGAAAAATAAATATGCTTGGGGCTGAATACACACTTTCCGTCTGCTGTGAAGACGAAGATTCGCGGCTGGCAGAATGTGATGGGTTTTGCGACGAAACCAGCAAAGAACTGGTTGTGGATAGCTATAGTAAGCACGTCGGAGACCGAACTTGTAAGAAAAACTTACAAGTTCAGATTAGAAAGAACAAGCGGCATGAGATCATTCACGCATTCCTATTTGAAAGTGGCCTTGCGGAAAACTCCGAATGGGCACAAAACGAGGAAATGGTAGATTTTTTCGCTATCCAGTTTCCCAAATTTATGGAAGCGTTCAAAAACGCTGACGCGATTTGAGGGGCGATACAGTACGTAGATTTTGCGTGCTGTTCGGCCTTTTTTGTTTATTTCGGTAAAACCCGCGAAGTATAGCGGCTTTTATATCACAGTCGTCCCCGAAGAATAGGGGCGAAGAAAGGAAGACTGAAACAATGGCATTAACTCGCAAACTTTTGAAGGGGATGGGTCTTACCGACGAACAGGTGGACACCATCATTGAAGCACACACCGATACCGTGGACGGCCTGAAAGCCGATATCGGGAGGTACAAGGCCGACGCTGAGAAACTTCCTGGCATTCAAAAGGAATTGGATGACCTGAAAAAGGACGACGCTGACGGCGGCTACAAGGCCAAGTACGAGAAGGAAAAGAAAGACTTTCAGGATTTCAAAGACGGAGTTGCCGCTAAGGAGAGCGCCGCCGCCAAGGAAAAGGCCGCGCGGGCGTACTTCCAAAGCAAGGGCATTCCCGCCGAGAGCATGGGGCTGGTAATCCGTGGAGCCAAAGCTGAAATTGATGGCCTGAAACTGGACGGCGAAAGTATCAAAGATACCGCCGCACTGGATGGGCTGCTTTCCGGCGATTACAAGGGCTTGATCGGCAAGACTACCACCACCGGCACCCAAACACAGACCCCGCCTGACACCTCTGGTGGCGCAAAGAGCCGCGCTGAAATCTACAAAAAGGATGATAAAGGCCGGTATATTTTGTCCACCGCTGAGAGACAGGCCGCGCTTGCTGAAAGCATGGCAAGCGAAAACAAATAACTTTTTTGAAAGGAGCTGTACAAATGGCAGCAAAAACGAACGTAACTACAACTGCGCAGTACACGACTACCGCCCGTGAGGTGGACTTTGTAACCCGGTTCAATGATAACTGGGACGCGCTGCGCACCATTCTGGGCATTACGCGGCCTATCCGCAAAGCCCCCGGCACTAAGTTGGTATCCTATAAGGCCGAAGTAGACGGCGGCCTGAAGGGCGGTTCTGCCGTAGCAGAAGGCGACGAGATTCCCTTTACCAAGATGAAGGTTTCCCCCGTCGCCTATGGCGACATCGAGGTGGCCAAGTACGCAAAGAGCGTTACCATCGAGAGCGTGGCCAAATACGGCGCAGAGGTCGCCGTAGAAAAGACGGACGACGCGTTCCTGGTTGCCCTGCAAAACAAGGTTTTGGGTGACTTCTACACTTTCCTGGCTACCGGCTCTCTGGCACTGACCCCCAAGACCTGGCAGCTGGCGCTTGCACAGGCCAAGGGCAAGGTGCTGGCGAAGTTCATGGGCATGGACAAGGACGTGACCGAGGTTGTTGGTTTTGCCAACATCATGGATTTTTACGACTACCTGGGCGATAAGGAGATTACCACCCAGACCATGTTCGGCCTTACCTATGTCCAGAACTTCCTGGGCTACAACACCCTTTTCCTACTGCCTGACAAGTACGTCGCCGCCGGTAAGGTGATTGCAACCCCGGTTGAGAACATCGATCTGTACTACGTTGACCCGAGCGACAGCGACTTTGCCAAGCTGGGTCTGAACTACACCGTCAAGGGCGAAACGAACCTGATCGGCGTACACGTCGAGGGCGACTACTCCCGGGCTACCGGCGATATGTATGCCATCATGGGTATGAAGCTGTGGGCGGAGTACCTGGACGGCATCGCCGTTGCCACTGTCACCCCGGCGGGGGGTTAAGGGCGGCTCTGACAGCTGACAAAACCGCACCGGAGACCGTGGACTTTGACGGAATGACGAAAGCGCAGCTTTTGGAGTACGCCAAAGAAAACGGTATTTCCGGGGTCAGCGCCGCAATGAACAAAGCGGACATTCTGGCCGTTGTAAAGAGCCGGTAAAGGAGGGAATCACATGGGACATGCGGTAAGCCTGTATGAGCTGCTTGTGTACCTGCGTAATTTCTTCCCCGGCTTGCACTGGCAGTTTACCGGGGAGGAAATCACCGGGAACCGGATCGTTATTCCTGGCCTTGAAACCGGCGATTACTACCTGATCGAAGGAAGCCGGAGGAATAACGGGATTCACGTGTACGGGGATGCTGATTTGCGGAACGAAACTTATACCGGAATCGTTACGGAAATCTGCGTACCGCCGGAGGTGCTGGCAATTCTGGAAGAAATCAACACATGGCAGGAGAAGAACGCCGAGGCCGTACAAAGCCCGTATCAAAGCGAATCTTTCGGGGGCTACTCGTACACAAAGGCAAGCAGTTCTTCCGGCTCTGGCGAAAGCACGAGCTGGAAAACGGTGTTTGCGCCGCGCTTACGGATATGGAGGAAGATATGAGCTTGCTTGACTACTACCTGAATAACACGTGCGCACTGATGGAAAAGAAGCGCACCCCGGATGGTGAGGGCGGCTGGGCAACGGAATGGACACCGGGCGCGGAGTTCGACGCGGCTATTATTCTGGATACCTCCATGCAATCCAGAATCGCGGAGAAGGAGGGCGTTACCAGCGTGTACACCATTACCACCCGCCGCGCGAATCCGCTTTCTTTTCATGATGTATTCAAGCGGCTTTCCGATGGCGCAATTTTCCGGGTGACGAGCAACGGGAGCGATAAGCAAGCGCCCACGGTCGGCACTTTGGATATGTGCCAAGTCACCGCCGAGAAATGGGAGCTGACAAAATGACGGCAACAGAAGCGCTCTACAAGTTTTTTTCCGGCTTTAATCTCCCCGCGTATCCGGATACAGCGGTACCGAGCGATACCGTAATGCCCTACCTAACCTATTCCGTCTCCATCGGCGGGTGGGGCGATATGGCGAACTCGCTGACGGTAAAACTGTGGTATCACACGGAGAAAGAGGCAGAGCCGAACGCCAAGGCAGAGGAAATTTCCCGCACGATAGGACGCGGAGGCGTTCAGCTGCCTTGTGATACCGGCACAGTTTGGCTTATGCGCGGTGAGCCGTGGTGCATCAATTCCACATTTGAATCAGATCAATCCATCAAATTGCGGCAACTGAACGTTGCCGCAATTTTCAATACCATATAGGAGGAAATCAATGAAATTTACACAGATTCCGCAGGATACCTTTAAGGAGCTTGTGCTGAATGCCGGTGTTCTGCTTTCGGCCTTTTCGCCTGATGCGGGGGAAGTGGCCGACGACGCCATTATTGGCGCTACCAGCGGCGGCATCAACTTTTCTGCCGTTCCCAGCTTTTCCGATTTCGGCGAGGATATCGATAACTGCCCCAAGAACACAATGGAGTTGAAACGGCTGGAAGGCTGGGAAGTGAAGCTCAGCGGCACTTTCGTATCCATGAACGCCGCTAACGCAAAAACGCTGGTGGCCGCCGCTGATGAAGCCGTCGGAAAAATCACGCCCAGAAACGATATTGACACCAAGGATTTCAAGGATATCTGGCTTGTGGCCGACTACTCCGATAAAAACGGCGCGAAAAAGGGCGGCTGTGTTGCAATTCATATGCTGAACGGCCTTTCTACTGGCGGTTTCCAGCTGAAAACCAATGACAGGAACAAAGGTCAGTTCGCATTTGAGTTTACCGGGCATTATTCCATCACGGCGCAGAATACGCCGCCCTTTGAGATTTACGTGAAGGCCGGAGAGGCCGAATCCGCTACGAAGTAGGAGGCTAAGCATGAGAAAATTATCGCAACTTGGTACGGACGAGTGCCTGGACGTGCTGTGCGAGATTACCCCGCACATTGTGAATCTCGTTTCTGATGAGGAAATCATGAATGCCATCGGTAAGCCGGTGGACAAGAAAAACTCCACAAAAGTCGGCGTTATGCTGATTGGTGCGCAGAGGATTACCACCGTTGTTCCGTTGCTGCTGAAAACGCACCGCGCCGACATTTATGCTATTTTGTCCATCATGGGCGAAAAGAGCATTGAGGAAGTGGCCGCGCAGAGTACCATGGCGACGCTTTGGCAGATTAAGGAGCTTTCCAACGATAAGGAACTGCTGAGTTTTTTCAAATCGTGGGGGCGTGGGGAGCAGAGCGAATAATCAGCGCGCTGTGCGCCCTCCCCAGAGTACGGGCGAGGGCGTACCTCTCCATTCTTCCCATGGAGTTGAAAAAGCAATGCGAACGCGAAATTCTTCGGCGCTACATTACCGACGGTATCCAGATGATAACGCAAAACACGGCGGGGTGTGACAAGCGATTGTATCTATCTATCGGATACGAGGATATCATCAGCCCGAAGCCGGAGGAAAGCCGGTCTGCGGAGGATATCGTGGCGGATGTGATGAAAAATGCCGGGCTGAAACTGGTGACGAAAGGCGGTGGACAGGATGGGAGCTAATGTATTTGAGCTGTTTGCGACGATCTCGCTGGATACAGATGAATATGAGCGTAAACTAAAGGATTCTGAAAACAAAACAAGCACATTCGCCGACGTTCTGAAAGCCAACCTTGCCAGTGGCGCGATTATTGCCGGAGTAAAGAAGCTTGCCGGGGTAGTTGCAGACGTTGGCAAAGCGGCCTATACAAGTTACGCGCGGTATGAGCAGTTAGCCGGTGGCGCACAGCTGATGTTCGGCGACGCTTACGATTTTGTGGCGGAGAAAGCGAGAAACGCCTACAAGTCCGTGCAAATGAGCCAGAACGACTATTTGCAGCAGGTGAATGGATTTGCTACCGGCCTGAAAACCGCCCTTGGCGGCAATGTGCAGGCAGCTGCCGAACTTGCTGACAAAGTTATCACCGCCGAGGCCGACGTTGTGGCGGCAACCGGAAACACCCAAGAAGCCGTGCAGAATGCCTTTAACGGCATCATGAAATCCAACTACACCATGCTGGACAATTTGCAGCTGGGTATCACCCCAACAAAAGAGGGATTCCAGCAGCTGATTGATAAGGTAAACGAGTGGAACGCAGAAAACGGCGAGGCTACTGCCTATACCATTGACAATCTGGCTGACTGCCAGGCCGCCCTTGTGGACTATATCGAAATGCAGGGGCTTGCGGGGTATGCGGCAAATGAAGCGGCGGGCACCATCGAGGGTTCTACGGCATCCATGAAAGCAGCATGGCAAAATCTGGCTACCGGCATGGCTGACAGCAGCGCCGACATGGAAGGACTTACCAAGGACTTCGTGGACAGCGTATTTACAGCCGGAAAGAACATTATACCCCGTGTACAGCAAATCGTTACCGGCGTTGGAACTGCCACGGCAGAAGCTATTTCGTATCTCCGGGAAACGAATAGCGCTATTGATCTTCTCGCCACGGCGTTTGAGTTCGCGGCCACAGCGGCGACCGTTGCCGGTGCTGCAATCGGGGCGAATATGGCCGGAAAAGCCATTGCGAATATTGCTACCGTGTTCACAGCGAATGCCTCGGCGCTTGCGTTTTTTACAGCGGAAAGCGGGAAAGCGGCGGTTGCGGAAGCCACGCTAAACGGTGTGTTTTCCGTCAGTGAAATCGCCGTTGGTGTACTCACCGGCCAGATTTCCCTTGCAACTGCGGCGCAATACGCATGGAATACGGCGATACAAGCAAACCCAATAGGTTTGATTGCCGCTGCTGTAGCGGCTCTGGCGATTGGCATTGGAAAGGCAACCAAGGCACACAAGGCGTTCGTCAAAGAGTTAGCCGGAGAGCCGCAGACGGTAGAAGAAGCACGCGCAAAGGTAGAAGAGCTTGAGCAGCAGTATGAGGAAGCTTCAAAAGCCAGGCTGGAAATGTTCTCGTCTGATGCTGGTTTCAGCGGCGATACCGTCGAGATGGAGAGATTAGCTGAAGCCATAAAGCAGGCGAAGCAGAATCTTGCCGATTTGGAAGCGCAGGAGCAGGCCGCCGCCGAGGAAGCGGCAAAGCCCGCAAATGTGATAAAGGCTGCTTCTGAGGAATACGCGGCCGCCGCACAGTCCATTTTGGAGGATTACCAGAATACTTATACCACCATCTATAACGGGTTGCATGATGTGGGGTCCGCATTTACTTCCCAAATAGAAGTTGTGAAAATGTCGTGGGATGGCCTCATGGGGAATTTGCACGGTAATACCGAAGTTCTCCAGCAGATTGACGAAGATTTTGCGTTCATTCGTGAAAAAGCAGACCTCGCAGGCGTTAGCATTGATGGGCTAGGCAAGTATCTTGCAGCCATGAGTGATGGGGAAAAGGCCGGATTCCTTGCGGGAGTGCGTGAAGAACTTGAAGATATGTCCGGCGGCACCGAGGGGCTAAGCAAAAAACTTGCGGAGCTTATGGATAATGTTTCTGCATATGAGGCCGCAGGAACCGAAACTTCTGATGGATTGGCGTTGGCGGTGGAGAATGTGAACGCTCGTATGCAGGAGGCCGCAGACAGCTACGTGGAAAAGGTGGGCGATCTCGACCAGGAGGCGGCGGCTACAGAGGCGGCAACCAATACCATGAGCGGACTGGTTGCTGGTATCGATAGCAGCACCCCCGGAGTTCTGGCAAAGCTTGATTCTCTCGCCTCCCAGATGAAATCACGGCTGACAAATAGCTTTGCCAACTACACGCTCACGATAAAGGCCAATATCAAGGGTAGCAACATTCCCGGTGCGAAGAGCGGCCTTGATTATGTACCATACGATGACTACCTAGTGCGCCTCCATAAGGGGGAAAAAGTTCTCACCGCCAAGGAAGCGCGAGCGTATAGGGCTGGAAAATCTGCTGGTGCGTCCGGCGGGGCGGACTACGACGGAGCGGGCTTTGCTGGTGGTGGACGCGGCGTGATAATTATCCAGAATATTAATTCTCCTGTGCAATCCGAAGTGGAGCTGGCAGCAGCCACAGAGGCTTATTTCACACAAGCGAGGTGGACGATTTGACGAACTTCAATAATTTAAGCAAGTTGTTCCGCTACGTGAACGAAAACGGGGATAGCGTTACCTTTGATTATGCCGGAGGATATCTTATCAATAAGCCCACGGGCATCGATACGGTAACGGTATCCCTGTCCCAGGCGAAGGGCATTAACCAGACGGGCGCGACAATTCAGAGCAAAAACGTTCAGCCCCGGCCTGTAAATGTCAACGGGCGTCTGGTGGGAGACGGACAAGCAGCGAATAAAGAAAAGCTGCTTTCCGTTATCCGCCCCGATATTTCCGGGAAGCTATATGCGGATGATTACTATCTGAATGTTTGGCCTACGGCGACACCCAACATTGAGGCGAAGCAATGGGGCGCGCAGTTCCAGTTTTCCCTTTTGGCGGCGTACCCGTACTGGTGCAAGGATGATTCCGCAGCGGTAACGTTGTCCGGCATTCAAAAGCTATTCAAATTCCCGTGGAACATTTCAAGGCCGTATCGTTTCGGACAGCTGTTTGAAGCGAAATTTATCAATGTGGAGAACCGCGGCCAGGTTCCCGTCCCGTTTACTGCTACTCTTTCGGCAAGCGGTGATGTGGAAAATCCCAAAATCACCAACGCCGCGACGGGAAAATTTCTGCTGATAAATAAAACTATCGTCAGCGGGGAGCGGCTGATTGTAGAGATTACGCACGATCGGACAACTGTAACGTCATCCGTCGACGGAGATTGCCGGGGCGCGTTGAGCCTGAAAAGCACTTTGTTTCAGCTGGAAGTTGGGGATAATGTGCTGAAGCCGGAAGCGACAAGCGGGCTTGCGAATTTGCAGGTGGATATTGATTTCGCAACGGAGATCGTGGGGATCGCGCTATGAGCTTTGAAATCTATAAAGAGGACTTTTCCACACGGTACGAAATCCGGCACGCAATCAGTGTTATCATGAATATTTACTACAACGATGTCGGAAAGCTGATACTGGTTGCGCCGGTAAGCGACTACAACATTAACGTGCTGAAAGTCGGCAATCTCCTGTATGATACGAGCAGAAACGTAACATTTGTGATAGAAAACACAAAGATTGACACGACCACGAACCGCATAACGGCGAACGGCTACACCGCGAACTGGCTTTTGAATAAGCGCATCATTGCAGCGGAATACCACATGACAACTATTGAGACGGGCGTGTACAAGCTGGTAAGCGATAATCTCCGGGGAATGACAAGGATTCAGGTTGCACAGGCAACCGGGATGACCGATAAAACGGACAATGTTTTCATGGGCGGGAATTTGCTGGATGAAATTATCCCGTTTCTTGAAGAAAAAGGCATAGGCCACACAATGGAGTGGAACCCCGACGACATGACACACACTTTCCGCCTTTACAAGGGGCGCGACCTGACGGCTGGCATTCACGCTATTGTCTTTTCGGAGGAACAGGGAAGCGCAAAAGACCTTGTGATCAACGACGACGATTCCACCCTCTGTAATGTGGCCTATGTGCAGGGAAGCCTTAGCGGAGAGGATAACACATTTGTTGAAATCGTCGGCGATGCAACCGGGGACAATCGCCGGGAAGTGTGGTTCAAAACTGCCGTTCGGCAGGAAAATGACGAATCTGCGGCTGATTGCAAAGCCCGCGCGCGTGCCTACGGCCAAATGGAGCTCGGGAAGCGAATCCGGCGAAAGTCCTTTTCCGTATCCATCGACCCGGAAGACCTGGGCAAGTATTACGCTCTGGGAGACATTGTGTCGTGCGTATCTGCCCGGTTTGGGGTATCGTTCAGCGCCCGGATTACGGGCGTTAAGTACACCTTGGACAGCAACAAAGCCCGGACAGAAGTTATCCTGGGCGACCCTATTCTTACAGCATTGGGGGCAATGAAATTAAATGGCTAATATCAAAAGTTTCCCGAATAACCAAGATACATACATAGGCGCAGAAGACGTTATGCGCTGGCATCATGGCCGCACATCCGGCGTTTTTGCCGCTGGCAGCAATGCATCCGTGCAGGCGCTTTCCACTCCCGGAATGGCGGTGGAAGTCTCAGACGGAACCGGATGGATGGCGAATTCCGGCAGGAACGGCATTGTGTGGTGGATTGATAATGAATCCGTTGATGGCGCCAAATTGCAGCTTGCCGTTGACGCGGCAGACGGCGTTCTGAATCGGATTGACCGCGTAATCGTGGAGTGGAAAACCACAAACTATGTGGACTATCCGGAAGTGAAGATATTGAAAGGCGCAAAATCCGGGACGGCAGCAGCACCGGCGCTGACAAACAACAGCACAATCCGGCAAATCAGCCTTGCGCGGATTTCCATTGCGGCCGGTACAACTGCTATCACAGCTTCCATGATTACGGATGAACGGCTTGATGCTTCTGTGTGCGGGCTGGTGACGGAAAAGGTGGGCATTGATACAAGCACAATGCAGAGCCAGTTTTCCACGCTCCTGCAAGAAACGCAGGCACAAGTAAAAGATGTGCTTGATGATACCACGGCGCAAGCCACATCGGTGCTGGATTCCATCAACCGGGAGTTGGCCGATCTGGAAGCCGGCACGGCGGTGGAGCTGAAAAAGCTTCTGTTCACGGATACTAACGTACCGGTATCCGCGTTTGTGGCTGATTCTACATATCAGGATTATCCATTCCGCGCGGCGATTGCGCTGACGGGGGTGTTGGATACCATGATTCCAGAGGTGGTTCTTGGCGTGGCAGACGCAATTGACGGCAATTTTGCCCCTGTTGCGGCTACCTATAACGGCGGTGTGTATCTGTATGCTGCAAGCGCCCCGGAATCGGCAATTACAATTCCCACCATTATTTGCTGGAAAGGCGGTGCAAGCGCATGATTGGCAGAGTTAACACTGGTGGAGGAGGTTCCGGCGGTACCCTGACCGTCACAGCCCCGGCAAACGTCACCGTGACTGTTTCCAAGGACGGCAAGACAAAGACCAAGAACTCCGGAACAACGGGTGTTGTGGTGTTCAAGGGGCTTGCAAGCGGGACGTGGACAGTTACCATCACCGGCGACGGAAAGACTGCCCAAAAGAATGTTGTGATCACAACTGATTACAGCACGGCAATTTCGTTTAACACCATCCCAGAATTCACCTATACCGGCGACTACGAGATTGTCAACGATTCCGACGAGCCTATCACCGTGTCTCAGGACAACTGGAAAATCCGCTTCCTCACCTCTGGTACGCTGACGTTTACCAATCTCAATGGTGCAGAGGGCGGTATCGACGTCTTCCTTGTTGGAGGAGGAGGTGGAGGTGGGCAAGGCTGGAACAGCGCAGGTGCTGGCGGCGGTGGCGGCTATACAAAAACCGTGAAGGCTGTAACTGTAGCTGCTGGCACGGCATATACAATAACCGTAGGCGCAGGAGGTACGGTGACATCAACCGCAAAGAGCAATGACGGAGGTATCACAAGTGCTTTCGGGTCTTCGGCGTCTGGCGGACAAGGTGGCGGCGGAATAAATCAAAGTAACATTGATTGGGTCGGCGGAAACGGCGGCTCTGGTGGTGCTAACTATCCTCACAATTATGGCGGAACTGATGGCAGCAACGCCAATCCCGGCGGAACTGGGCAGGGGACTACCACGCGGGAGTTTGGGATCTCCGGTGGAAAACTGTATTCAGGCGGTGGCAGTAGTGGTACGTATATTTACGGCGATGGCACGACTATTGGTGCCGTTGATGTAACGGCAGGTGCCGCAGGTGTTAGCCCCCCCTCAAACCGCGGAGGAGGTGGCGGAGGGTCAAACCACGCTGGCTATAACAATGCTACGGCTGGCGGCTCTGGCATCGTAATCATCCGCAATGCAAGGGGGGCTGCATAATGGCAAAATCAATGGCGCTTATTGAAAACGGCACCGTGGCCAATATGCTATGGTGTACCGATTCTGAACCGGAGACGGAATCCCTCATCAACCCCGCAGATCGCCCCGTGGCTATCGGCGATACCTACAGCAATGGTAAATTCTATCGGGACGGGGTGGAAATCCTCACCCCGCTGGAAGAGTCGTTGAAAAAGAACGCCGAATATGAATCTGCGTTGACTGAAATTGAAACCGCTCTGGGGGTGAACGCATGACGATAGAAGAACGCAAAAACGCTATCCTTGCTAAAATTGCGGAAATAAAAGCCAGCGGCGGCGAGGAACAGCTTAAAGAGCTGGATGAAGCCTACAAGAAAGGGGTTGACAGTCTGTGACACAAGAGGAAAGAAAAAGCATCATGTATGCCCAGGGGCGGGCGAACGCACTTGCCCTACAAGAGAAAGCCCCGGACATGACAGGCACCGAACTGAACGCGGCGGATAGCGACATTCCCAGTTTCAAGGCCGCTGTCGCAAACACAAACATGTTGGAGCGCAAGGCCGGGTTTGTGTGCCGATCATCTGCTGGCCGTGTGGTGCGGCTGGTGCAGCCCTATGACAGCACTATCTACACCCAGGAGCCAGAGGAACTTCCTGCACAGTGGGGGTTTGCTTGGAGCACCGACCCAGCGAAAGCGTTGCCGTTCGTCGCCATGTCTACCAGCCCCTATAATAAGGGAGACTGCTGCACGGAGGGCAGTAAAGTGTACCGCTCCACGTTGGACAATAATGTATGGTCGCCGTCCGCATACCCTCAGGGCTGGAAAGAGGTGAACGTATGACGGTAAAGCAAATCCAATGCCTGTTGACTTACCTTGGCTATTCTCCCGGCACGATTGACGGCATTGAGGGCAGGAACACCCAAGGAGCTGTCCGAGCGTTTCAGGCCGGCTATGGACTTACCGTGGACGGGATTCCGGGGGCGGCTACCCAGAAAATGCTGATTGGTGCTATCGCCGGGACGGCGGTAAAGGTGGAAAAGCCGGAGGACAGCACCGCGCCGACGACCGGGACTTTCTGGGACGATATCAAGTATTTCACCCGGGAGGAATTCCGGTGCCAGTGCGGCGGGAAATACTGCAATGGATTCCCCGCAGAACCCGCAGAGGAAACCGTCCGCATGGCGGATGAGATACGCCGCCGGGCTGGGGTTCCCCTGAATGTGAATTCCGGTGTGCGGTGCAAGCGGCACAATGCCGAGGTAGGCGGGGTATCCAACTCCCTGCACACCACGGGGCAGGCTGTAGACCTCTCAGGGGCTATCTCCCCGGAGAAGCTGTATGCCATAGCGCAGGAGGTACAGGCTGAGAAAATCCCCGAGCGGGGCGGCCTGGGGCTGTACGGATGGGGCATTCACGAGGACAACGGGAAATACAGCCGGTGGAACGGCTGAGAAGGGAGTATGCCAATGGAAGAAACGGAAATCGCTGGGCGGCTTTCTGCGGTAGAACAGCGGAGCAAATCCAACTCCCACCGTCTGGACGCGCTGGAGAAGCATACGGAAGCGCTGAACACGCTGGCAACGTCTGTTGCTGTCATGGCGGAGAAGGTGGAGGTCACCGGGGAGAAGGTTGACGGCCTCTGCACGGACGTGCAGGAGCTGAAATCCGAACCCGGCAAGCGGTGGAAGTCGGTGGTAGAAAGGGTCATATACATCGTCGTAGCCGCTGTAGTAGGGTTTATTCTTGCCCGGCTTGGGCTGGGCTAAATTTAAGGAGGAAAACAAAAAATGATTGTCACAGGAATGGATCACTTTCAGAGCGTGTGCAAGCGAAAGCTCGTGGAGCATTACAATGCCACAACGGGAGAATCCACGCAAATCGACCTCAGCAATGTATTTGTAGTTTGGGCGTGCAAGACGTTGCAGAACTACAAAGCGTTGCTTTCGACTACCGTTTCCGGTGATGGTGTGTATGTGGAATACACATACAACGGAGACAAGCAGGAACTCTACGAGGACTTCTACATCAAATCCACAAATCGGAAAATTGTGGAAGAATAAGGAGGAAAACAAAAATGATTAACTGGATTGTACGTATCAAGAACAAAAACTTCTGGCTGGCCGCGATTCCCGCGCTGCTTCTGCTGGTGCAGACGGTAGCCGCCCTGTTCGGCTTTACGCTGGACTTGGGCGAAATTGGCGACAAGCTGCTGGCCGTGGTGAACGCCGTGTTTGCTCTGCTGGTGATCCTGGGCGTGGTCAATGATCCTACCACCGCCGGTATCGCTGACAGCAAACTGGCAAGAACTTACAGTTCCCCCAAGGAGGACTGATGTGATAAGTGGATAAAGTCCCGTGGAATCGGGTGATTCTGGATGAGTTCTGTTCTCTGGCGATTCTCACGCCGTTGGAGGAAAAGATCATCCGCACCCGAGCCGCCGGATGGAGCCGTGTACAGCAGTGCCACGCTTACGGCATGTCCCTTGCCACATTAGATAGGTACATTAGGAAGTTGAAAAACTCCTATAGCAGTGTGCAGGAGTATAGCTACATACTCCCCAAAAACATAGACTTCTGATAGCTTTTTGAAGGATATGCGATTGTAAGTCGGTAGGGAAACGAGAGTTTCCCTACCGACTTTTTTGTTATTCTATAGGCAGGAAGGGGGCGTTGCCTATGGCTGAATTTCAAAGCTTTAATCCAAATCCCCGCGCCGCGAAAGTCGGCGATTGCGCAGTTAGAGCTGTGGCAAAGGCTCTGGGAATTGACTGGTATCAATCATACGTTGAGCTGGCCAGCGAGGGGCTGACTCAATGCGATATGCCTAGCGCAAATAACGTATGGGGCGCGGTGTTACGGCGGCACGGATTCAGGCGGGCGGCAATCCCGGCGGAATGCCCGGATTGCTACACCGTAGGCGATTTTATCCGGGAATACCCTGACGGGATCTACGTTGTCGCGCTGAAAAACCACGTTGTTGCCGTGGAAAACGGCGTTTTGTACGATACTTGGAACTCAATGGACGAAAATCCTATCTATTTTTGGAGGCGTGAATGATGGCAAATCCTTATATGCAGCCCAACTACCAATCCGGCTATTTTCAGCCAAACTATTTCCAGCCGCAAATGCCAATCGGGCAACCGCAGATGCCCGCACAACCCCAACAGCCGCCCCTTGATGACCGAATTTGGGTAGCTTCGGAATCTGCGGCGGAGGCGTTTATTGTCACGGCAAACGGATTCGTGCGGCTCTGGGACAGCAACAAGCCTGTATTCTACGAAAAGCGGACAGACGCGCAAGGGCGACCAATGCCGATTGTAGCGTATGAATACAAAATCCGGGACGCAGGAGCTACCCCGGAGGCAGTCAGCGCAGGATTTGAGCAGCGGCTTTCCGCTGTAGAGGAACGGCTGAACCAGCTGACGGAGGGAAAACGCGATGCCAAGAAAGCGGAGGTAAAACGCAATGATGCCTAATCCTATGCAGATGATTTCCCATTTTCCCCAATTTATGCAGCAGATGAGGGGGCAAGACCCGCAGCAATTGCTTAATCAGCTTGTACAGAGCGGGCGCGTAAACCAGCAGCAGCTTAACCAAGCCCAACAAATGGCACAGCAGATGCAGGGGCAGTTTGAGCAATTCCGGGGCATGTTCGGCTTCGGAGCGCCTAGAAGGTAAACAATAATCTGGCCAGATTTTGTTATATTTTTCATCTTTTGAAAGGAGAACAAAATGAGTATTACAGCAAGCGAAATGACCCCCGCTGATATCAGAGCTGTCACCGATGGCAACAACGGCGGCTATGGCGGAGGCTGGGGCGGTGATTGGTCTGCATGGATCATCATTTTCCTGATCTTTGGCTTCTTTGGCTGGGGCGGCAACGGCTGGGGCGGAGGCTTTGGCGGCCGTGGTTCCGGCGCTGGCGTGGTGGACGGGTATGTTCTCGCGTCCGATTTTTCCAACATCGAGCGGAAAATTGACAGCGTGAACAACGGCGTTTGCGACGGCTTCTATGCCATGAATACCGGTATGCTCAATGGGTTTGCAGGCGTGAACCAGAATATCAGCAACGGTTTCCAGGCAGCGGAGCTTTCCCGGTGCAATCAGCAGGCTGCCTTGATGCAGCAGCTTTTCCAGATGCAGATGGCAAATCAGGAGTGCTGCTGCGAAAACCGCGCCGCTATCCAGGGCGTAAATTACAACATGGCTACCCAGAGCTGCGACACCCGGAACACCATCCAGAACACCACCCGTGATATCATCGACGCTATGAACTGCGGTTTCCGCTCCATTGACCAGCGCTTGACTGCCCAGGAGCTGGCGGCGAAAGATCAGAAAATCGCCGATCAGAATCAGCAACTCTTTATGGCGCAGCTGGCCGCTTCCCAGAATGCCCAGAATCTCACGATCAAGGGCTATGTGGAGAACCAGTTCGCGTACTACAATCCCCGCCCGGTTCCCGCTTATCAGGTGCAGAATCCCAACTGCTGCTACGGTAACGGCTACGGCTGCGGGAGTGTAGCGTAAGGAGGGACTAGCATGGCGGTTGAACTTACTGCGAACGCTGTCCAGGCGGTGCCCGCCGGGCAAAACGTGCTGTTTACCGATACGCCGGTGAAATGCGGGCGGGGGTATGTTGTTCACCGTGAAGGCGCTGGGCTGGTGACACTTCGGGGCATTTGCAATGGATGTTCCCCAATCGCGCGGTATCGCGTGCTTTTCGTGGGAAACATCTCCGTGCCTACCGGCGGAACCGCTGGGGCTATCAGCGTAGCGCTGGCGCTGGGCGGTGAAGCGCTTCCCACCACTACGGCGACGGCAACCCCCGCCGCCGTGGGAGATGCATTCAACGTGGCGACTTCCGCGTTTGTGGATGTTCCCCGTGGGTGCTGCGTAGCGTTATCCGTGCGCAATGTCTCCACGCAGGCAATCGATGTTGCCAACGCCAATCTAATGATTGAGCGCGTGGCCTAGGAGGTGAAATTATGAAGCACTGGGAACAGTTGAGAGATACACTTTGCCGGGAACTGGACGAAATCGCCGAAAAAGGCGAACTGTCCGCCGGTGATCTGGAAACCGTGGACAAGCTGACGCACACCATGAAGAATCTGGATAAGATTATGATGGGTGAAGGATACAGCAGTGCCGGGGACTGGTACGCCATGGGCAACTATGGACGGGATGGCTATAGAGCCGATTATCGCGACGGCGTGAGCTATCGAGGCCGTAAACGCGATAGCATGGGGCGCTACAGCCGCGCAGACGCCAAGGAAGATATGGTGGATAAGCTGCGGCGCATGATTGATGAAGCGCCGGACAGCCGGACGCGAGAGGCTCTGGAAAAGGCCGTCCGTTGTATGGAGGATTAAAAAATGTTAGCGGAGCGGGATTTGCTGGAAACAATCGAAGAATGTAAAGCAGTGAAGCGCCCGACAGCGGCGACATGCCAGCTGATGGCCTCATGCTATACAATTCTAGATCATATGTTTCCGGAACATTCCCGCTCTGCTGATATTTCCCCCGTAAGCCTGTATTCCGCTGCTCCTGCACCGCAGAGTGATGAAATATCCGGGAGCGAGTTTGCAATTGCCGCAAATTCAGCGGGAATGAAACGGCTATTAGAAGTGATGGACGAACACATGGAGTGCATTCGGCTTATGTACCCCAAGGAATACGCGGCGATTATGCGGCGGCTCAGAGAATGAGCGGCAAAATTCCGTTGCCAATCCGTTTCCAATTTGCACCATAAAAACGTACCGAACGCGGGAAAATATTAAAATCTGCGGTAATATTTTCACGTAGAATAGTTCGAAGAACGTGGGAATATAGCTGATAAAGCAATAAAAAAGCCCTAGAATAAGTTTCTAGGGCTTTTTCTGCATGGTGACCCGTACGGGAATCGAACCCAGCGCATTATTTCTTAAACATGTTGCGGCTCTAATGAATTCTATTTTTCGTTTCCAATTTTGTTGCCAATTTTACCGTTCGCCGATGGGCTGGACGAGAAAAAGTTCCGAAAGTCCTGCGCTCTTTTGGCAATATCCTTCTGCGCTAAGTGCGTGTAAATTTTGTGCATCGTCCCGTCATCTGCCCAGCCGCCGATTTCCATAGCTATCTTTTCCGGGATTTGGAGATGGTAAGCCAGAGATGCGAAGCTGTGCCGCAATCCGTGATTTCCAACTTTTGGTAATCCATTTGCCGAACAGATTTCGTTTATCCTCGTCCCCACCCAGCCGCCGGTCAGGTTGACAACATATCCCTCTCTGTGATCAACCAGTTTCAACGCCTCCATCAGCGGCTCGATGATTGGCACGACGCGCCGGGAAGAATCGTTTTTGTTCTGCTTCTTGTGAACCAGTTTGCCGCCGTCTCCGGCCACTCTTGCCCCGCGAACGTATATGATCTCGTTTTCGAGGTCAACGTTGTCCCACGTCAGCGCAAGCATTTCAGACCGGCGCAAACTGGACAGTTCCAGCAGAGCGGCTATTTCTATCGGTTCGCCCTTTATGGCGTTTACAAACACCGGTATCTGGTCTGGGTCGAGGAACGGCTTTTCGTTGTATTCCTTTTCCGGCAGGGTCACCCGCGGCCTGCGTCCGGTTTCCTCGAATATCGCCGCGGAAATCAGCATCCACACATTTTTGATGTATTTCGGGGACAGTGATTTTGCTTCCCTGCGGATGGCGGCTTGCCACTGTTCGTCCGTGGTGGTGTACACGTCAGCCACCATCATGCTTTGGAAGCGCTGCTTGCGGTAGGATTCATACGCATAAATCGTTGACGGCGACTTGAACCCCTTCCGGGCGGCTATATATTTATCAAGCGTGTCCCCCAGCGTCTTCCCCCGCTTACCGGGCGCGGCCTTCGCTTCGATAACGCCGTTTTTCAAGGCGAGATATTCGGCCACGCATTCATCGTATGTGTCTTTTGTAATTGATACGCGGCGATCCTCTATCAATACACGTGTGTGCCACGCCCCTGATGGGAGCTGCTTAATTTTTGGGAGCCTGATTTCCGGCTCCTTTTTTCTTTTCGCCATCCCGTTCACCTCCACTTAAAAGCTTGTGGAAAATCAAAAATGCCGTGAGCATAAAAACAGCGGCGATTCCTGCCGCGCCAAATAAAATCACCGCAGAAATCTTTTCGGAGCGAATCAGCCCCATTTCCGTGTTCCGGGCATCCAGCACCATATAGATTATGAGTACCGCCGCCAGCAGAATGTTTAATGCGCACTGCCCGTAAATCAAGGGCTTATCTTCCCTTTGCGCGGATGCAAGCGCACTGTCTTTTTCTGAAAGGGCGTCGCTTTGCTTGCGGATTCTGGTATCCCGGGCAGATATTCCCGCCTCCTGAATCCGGCTCCGATCAAGGAGGCGGGATATTGCGGCGTCCTTTTCTTGCAACATTTCGTCTTTGTGATCGAGTTCAAGCTGCAAAAAATCCACGGTAACGGAATCGCCGCTTTTCTGCGGGGAAAGCCCGATAAGCTCGTCTGCGGATAATTCCAGGCTTGCGCATAGAGCGCACACATCCATGAAGCCCGGGTTCATCAGCGTACCGGCAAAGAAACGGTTTAGGGTCGTTCGCGGTATCCCGGTCTCGTCGGCCAGCTGCTGAACGGTTTTGCCTTGCTGCTGCTTGGCGGCCTTGATTTTTTCCACCAACGTCAGGCTTTGCTCATGCAGCGCCAAAATACGTTCCTCCGTGGGCAAAATAACTCGCTCCTTTCATTTTGGCACGCAAAATCTACGCCGTGTAAACGGATTGTCCGATTTGCGCGTTTACTTTTATAGTGGTAGGGACTATGGTAAAGGTGCAACCGGCAAGGGACGCACGGCGTTACCGGCGGCAAGCCCCGCCACCTTGTGGCACGGGTGGCGGGGCATATCAGAAATTAGTGAATTTTCTTATAGGTAACTTCCAGCCCTGTATTGGGATGATATTTCCACGTTACGGTTACATTCTTACTATTGTATGTTTCGGTTTGCCTTCCATCGGATGCGGATGTTTCGTTCATCTGATTGAAAAGAGAATCAGGAAGCCCCAACAGCCCATTGATGGTAGGGATTGTAACGTAGGCCTCGCGGCAATCAAGGCCAGAATCGTCATAGTTGTACGGATTTGTATCAACGCTCAAATAACTGCCATCCGCCCCTACTTCTGCCCATGTGGAATCACATAGGGTATCGTATATCCACTTAAAATCAGGTTTAGTAGCTCGCTGAATGAATATGAACGCTACGACAAAAATTGCGACCATTGCAATAATTGCCGGAACAAAATAGCTTTTCTTCTTGGGTTCGGCTTTTTGCTTGGGTGGAGCGTTTAGATCAGCGCCGCAGTTATCACAAAATTTTTGATTTTCTCTTATGGCAGCGCCGCACGACGGGCATACCATTTGGGGGGTATTTTGTTCGCCTGATGTTTCGAGTTCATTTGTTAAATCTTCCATAGTGATACCTCTTTCTTTTTTATTTTCTACCCCGGGGCACAGGATATGCTTTTGCAACGGGGACCATACAGGAAAATAATACCACGTTCGATACATATTTTCAATGAATAGAAAGATTTTTTGTGCAACTTTTTAATTAGTCCGATTTATTGGACATTTAGTGTGCTACTGTATGTTATGCAAACAATTGTTCTGAATATAAAAGGAGGAACGGCCAGTGACGAAAAATGCATTGCGAAACAGAGTAAACCGTGATATAATGGAAGAAAGGAGAACATTGCCGAACATTCGCGAACAGTTGGCGGAGAATATTCTTTCCCTAACTGATGAACAGGCTGCATATGTGCTAAGGAGGGTAAAATGTTTGTTACAAAGCGAGCGCTCAGAAAAGAGAATCGAAAACTAAAAGAACTGCTCCAAAAATGCCAGAATCTGCAAAGCGAAGTCAAAGACTCCTGCCTTAATGCCAACTGCATTCTGTGCGAACACTGTGTAATGCCGCAAAGCGACTTGCCATTTGTTTTGGTTGGATGCAGGTTGGAGCGCGCCTGTGCCCACTTTTCACCAAATCAAATCTGTAAGGAACTTCACAAACAATGCGGAACAGACGCCGAGGAAAAAACCGATTGCCTCGTGGAAAATGGCTGACCGCCATTCCTTGTGCCGAAGTTCCTTATAATTTCGCCCCTTCTCCGTCAAGCGGAAATCGCTGTGGGCGTCGTTCACCCATTCGATACATTTACATTCGGCAAGGTATGCCAAAATGCCGGTATAATCTGAATAGCTGTGAATTTTCTTTTCATCAATAACGCCCATCCAAGCTATTACGTTGTATGTGTTGGAGTCCCCGAGCGGGGGATTGGCAATCAGGATATCCAGCACATATTTGGAATCTTTCGTTAATCTCACAATAAATTTATAGCCTCCTTGATAATGTTGGAAAGCTTACCGCACTGATCGTCGGACAGGCTATCAATTAAATCCAGAAGTTCCCGTTTTTCGGGGCTGACCTCGCCATTCGTGGCGGGGTCTTTTTTTATAGTCTCGTCACGTTCCATGGGGACGTCATATCCCATAAGCCACGTTTCGCTTACATTCAGTGCCAAGCCGAGGACGGTCAACTTTTCCTGCCCCGGCTCAACCTTTCCGCTTACGTACTGGCTGAGATCGTTTTTCGCCAACTTAACACCGTATTTCTCGCAAAAAGGCTTTGCAGCTTCAAGAATATCAACCTGCCGAAGCGATCTTTCATTCATGATCTGCTTTAATCTCTCACTTGTGCTACTACTTTTCATTTGTTACACCTCCGGTAACTGAATAATAGCACATCTTGAATTAAAGTTCAAGAACCAAATAAAAATAATTCAAAACTTTTGAACAAAGTGGTTGACAAATGGGAAATGATGGTGTATACTTAAGCCAGTTCAAGTGAATTGAACCGAAAGCGAGGTGAGAATATGCCGTACAATTATTCCAAACTGCTAGGCCGCATTGTTGAAAAGGTTGGTACGCAGAGCAGGTTTGCCGAAAGAATGGAAATGTCCGAACGCACCATTTCCTTAAAGCTTAATGGAAAAGTTGGCTGGAAGCAGACTGAGATAGCAAAAGCCTGTAACGTTCTCGATATTCGGGACGTTGAGATCCCCAATTATTTTTTTGCCTTATAAGTTCAATTTAATTGAACAATAGGCTGCACAAACAAGCCTAGCAAACCAGATAACGGGAGGGAGTTGCCGATGGCGTCCAACACATTCACACATTTCACAGGGAAAACAAAACGGATTCAGACGCCGAAGCGAAAAAAGAAGCCAAAGCAAAAACGAGTTCACATGAACAAATACGAGCATTCGCGGAGGAGGTGAGGGCGCAAATGGACGCATCCGTGATTCTTTCAATAATCGGAATCGCGCTTGCCTGCTATTCGCTGGGATACAGCGTCAGGGGGTTGGCGGAATCATCGAGAAAGCGAAATAATCAGCGAAGCGACACTGATAAGAATGGAAGCTGCTGAAAGAGTAACGTGGATAATTTCAAAACGGTTTTCTTTCATGTATTCTTTTCTATCTTGCTTCTGGGCTTCTCGCCGCTGAGCCTGAAACAGATCGTATACACTGATTTTGCCGTTATCCGCTTTCTTTTTGCGCATGTAATCACCACCCTTCTGGGTGATTGTAGCACGGCAAAAACCATTTATCAATAGCCGAAACGGTCTGAAAAGACCGTCCGCCGGAACCGCCCACCCGGCGCTGATGATGGCAGGGCAAACACCGTGACAATATGAGCGCCCCCGCTTTTATGGCTCTGGGTATTGGGTATCCATCCCCATGTAAAAGGCACGACCACCCGGAAATTGCTCGACGGGGCTTGACGGTGAAGCAAATATCGGGGAGCTGGCATTCAGCTTGAATGAAAAATTTAGTAAAGGAGGAAATGAAAATGCCTGAGAAAATCGTAACTGTTCTCGAAAATATCGCGGCCGTAAAAGGCCAGGACTACGTTGAGGGGCTGGTGGATATGGCGAATATCCTTGCTCCCAAGGTAAAGCCCGCAGATAAAGAGAGCGAGGGGAAAGACAATGCCTAGAATCCGGCAGTATGCCGAGCGCTACGCAGTGGAGGATTTTTGGAAGGAAATCGACCGCTGCTGCCCCCTGGCGGGGATTCAGAGCGATAATGCGTCGGCGCTTGGGAAAAGAATCGGCGAGGGATACCAAAACCTGCTGAACTACCAAAAAGGAAAAACCGAAATGCGGGTAAGCGTCCTGCGAAAGCTGGTGACCACCCTCCACCCCAACCCGGCGGTGATTCTGAAAACCCTGGGGTACTCTGAGAAGGAGATACGGGCGTTTGCAAGGGAATTGCAGTGATTTGAAATCTACGGCAGAATGCCGAAATTGAAAGGATGGGCTAAATAATGCGCAAAGCATTTTTGCTATTGATGCTTGTTTTCGGGTTTATTCTTGGGGCGTGCGCCACTACCGTGGCAAAAGCCGAACAGAATTACCCGATAAAGATTTGGGCGCAGAACTCAAACGGAAAGTACGAGACACTATGCGTTGTGGATGAAGCAACTGGCGTTAATTACATTGTTATAAGCGGCGAACTGTACCAAAAAGGAATCGGGCTTGGAGTTACCCCTAGGCTGAATAGTGATGGCAGCTTGTACGTAAGCGAAAAGTAATCCACATTTTATGAAAATTGAAAGGAGTTATTTATGGCGAAATACAAAGTTGGGGATAAGGTGCGGATTGTGAGCAAGAGGCCGCAGAAGAACTGGAACCCTTATATGGACAAGTATCTGGGAAAGACCATGACGATCATAAAATCCGGAATCAACGCTGAAGGAGTTTACTATTGCATGGAGGAGGATCGCGACGATTTTCTTGGGCATTGGTGCTGGTACGAAGACATGATCGCTGGTCTTGCAGAGCCTGGGCGGGAACCCTGCACCGTGGAACTCCGCTTTGACGGGATGATTACCACGGCCACGCTGAAACGGGGCGGGCGGGATGTGAAGACCGCAGAAGCCCGGTGCAATCCGAAGGATACCTACAGCAGAGCGGAGGGCGCAAAGGCCGCCGTTGGGCGGCTGTTTGAGAAGAAGCGCAAGGGGGAGGACAAGCCAAAGGAGAGCAAGCTGAAGGTGGGAGATAAGTTCGTGATTACCGGAAATCGCCCTGTCGGAAAATGCCACCACTATTTCAGAATCTGCGAAATCGTAACGCTGGTTAATCCGGAAATATCCAGCAAGGGGGAGGGCAGGTTCAAAAATAGAGAGGGGCGGGAACAGTATGTTCGTATGGAGTGTGTCCGTCCCTACAAGGAGAAATCCAAATGATGCCGAACGAGGTTGCCCAGCTTCGCACCATGGCGGAGATATTCCGCCGCTTGCGGGAGGAAAACGTCAAGTTGCGGGAATCCTTGGGCATGGAAACGAAGGAACGCAAGGCGTTTGACAATGAGAACGTGGAGCTTTTCTACGTAGTCCACCGAAATCATGCGGTCAGGGGGTGAGGATATGGCAAGCAGGAATAAACCCGTGGATGCCCGGTGGGAGCCGGTGCCGGAGAACCGGAAGCCGTTCAATGTTAAGGAATGTGTTTTCCGTGTTTGCCCCTATGCGGGGCTGAATCTGGTGCTTTTCTGGTGGCAGCAGGCGGATTTGCTGGCAGACAGGGCGGCAGTTCCGGCCATGTGGGTGTGCGCTATCCTGATGGGTGCCGGTATCGGACGTTGCATCAGAGGGAGATAAAAAGCCGCCCCCGATGTTACAGCACCGGGGACGGCAAGCGATATAAAAACTCTTCCATTTACAGTATATCAAATGGAGAAAGGAAAGTCAATGGATGATGTTGGTGTGAATCCGGATTACGATTATCTGTACGATTCCCAGGCAACGGACGAGAAAAGGCCGGTGTGCATCTGCTGCGGAAGAACCGTGGGGCACAAATACTGGAAAATCCGGGACGATGCCATTTGCGACCTCTGCATGGACAGCCGGGAGGAATGGCGGGAGATTTCCTATGATTGAGGTGGATTATGGCGGATAAAAAAAGCTGCCTGTGGTACGAGAAAGCCACGGCAAGCATTTATTTCCCGGAGGGGCATGTGTGCTGTGACCTCTGCCCGTGTATGGAAACATACGCCCGGAAGCAGTGCCGGTTGACCGGGGAGTATCTGCTGGATACAAGAGCGACAGTTGGGTATGAATGCCCGCTGGAATTTAAGGAGGAAGACGATGGCAAGAATGTTTCGGTTTCTGACCGCTGACGAGATTGAGGTCAAGGTCAAGCAGGTCAAGGAAAATGGTCTGGTGTGTCTGCTGTACAAGACGGCAAGGACGGATATGGACTTGCTGGACGAGACGGTAGGCGCGGGCAACTGGACGAACGACTACAAGGAGATCAAGGGCAATCTCTACGCCGGTATCGGGATTATCCAGGAGAACGGCGGTATTCAATGGAAATGGGACTGCGGTATCGAAAGCCGCGAGGACGAGGAAGGCAACCAGAAAAAAGGCGAGGCAAGCGACGCCTTCAAGCGTGCCGGGTTCCGCTGGGGTATCGGAAGAGAACTGTATACGTCCCCGTTTGTATGGATTCCCAACAACAAGGCGGAGATCAAGGCATCGTCCTTCAACGGAAAGACCAGGTTCAACTGCTACGATAAGTTCAGCGTTGAGAAAATCGCCTATGACGAAAAGACCGGGCGGATCACCGGCCTTGCAATCCGCAATGACACAAAGAACCTTCGGGCGTTTGTGTGGCAGCAAGCATGACGGAGCTTACATTCACCGAGGCAAAGCTTGAGGGCGGCTGGCTGATGGTAAAGCCTTCCCGTTCCGAGCTGGGCAAGGCGATGGCCTTTATCCGGAAGATGAAGGACGCGCCCTACGACTTATCCCTAAAGGAGCATCGGGAAAAGCGGAGCCTGGACGCAAACGCCTATGCCTGGGTGCTGATTCACAAGCTTGCCGCCGCTATGGGGATTCCCCCGGTAGAGGTATACCGGAACGCCATTCGGGGCGTGGGAGACAATTACACGCCCATGTGCGTCCGGGAGCAGGATGTGGAGCGGTTCACACGGAGCTGGCAGAAAAACGGCCTTGGATGGCTGGTGGACAGCCTGGGCGCGTCTCAGGTGCCTGGGTGCCGGAACCTGGCGGCATACCACGGTTCCAGCACCTACGACACCAAACAGATGGCGCGGCTGATCGACAATCTGATACAGGACTGCAAGGCGCTGGACATTGAAACCCTGCCCCCGGACAAGCTGGAACTGCTCAAGGAGGAATGGCGTTGAGGAAGGACACCAAAGCGAGGGACTTCACCCGGGACGAGAAAATGGCGATTGCCCAGCGGGACAGCATTGACGGCTGGACGTGCTGCGTATTCTGCGGCGCTCCCGCCCCTGCCCCTCTGGCATGGAGCAACGCCCACTACATATCCCGGGCGCAGGGAGGGCTTGGCATTGCCCAGAACGGGCTTACCCTCTGCCCCAGATGTCACAGTCGGTACGATCAAACCACGGCGAGAATGGAAATGAGGGCGTATTTCCGGGAGTACCTGATGGGCATTTATCCCGGCTGGAACGAAAACGATCTGATTTACAGGAAGGAGAACACATGAATAATTGTCAATTTGTCGGGCGGCTCACCGCCGACCCGGAGCTGAGAAGAACCCAGGAGGGAACGGCGGTTTGCTCCTACAGCCTTGCCGTCAAGCGGCCGATGGCGAAAGACGTCACCGATTTTCTGGACTTCGTCACGTGGCGGCAGGGGGCTGAGTACCTGACGCAGTACGGCCATAAGGGCGACATCGTAGCCGTTTCCGGAGCGCTGCAAGCCAGGGACTGGACGGACAAGAACGGGAACAAGCGCCGGACGTTTGAGATAGTGACCACAAACGTTGAGCTGCTTTCCAGCAAGCGCAACTCGCAGGAGGCAGCTAATACCGGAACGGCACAAAACGCCGGATACGGGCAGCCCAGCGCCCCACAGCAGACGAACCGGGGCAACGGATACAGTCAGCAGAGGCCCTGGGGATATCAGGAGATCACCGAAGACGACCCCGCCTTGCCGTTCTAGGCCGGAAAAATCAATCTTTACTTAAAAAGATTGACAGTACAGTTTGCATTTTCCCCTTGGCGGTGGGAGGTGAAACCGCCAACTCCAAAGGAAGGAGCGAAAACGTGACGATTGAATTTACGATTCCCGGCGTTCCGCAAGGGAAGGAGCGCCCCCGCTTCACCCAGAACGGTGAGACATACACCCCAAAGAAAACGAAGGGCTATGAAAAGCTGGTGGCATGGGCATACCAGTGCGAAGCCCACGGGGCAAAGTTCACCGGCACTATCCGGGTTGACATTGCGGCAATCTACCCCGTTCCCCATTCGTGGAGCAAGCGCAGGCAGGCCGAAGCGATTGACAACCGGATTCTTCCCATGGTGAAACCCGACTGGGACAACATAGGAAAGATTGTGTGTGATGCCCTGAACGGTATCGCCTACAAGGATGATGCAGCTATCACAGACGCCACAGTCTGCAAGCGGTACGGCACCCGCCCATGCGTGGCGGTTCGTCTTACCGGAGAGGAGGCACCCCGTGACACAGTGTGAGCGTATCCTGCGGCATTTGCAAGACTATGGGAGTATCACTCAGGCCGAGGCTGTTACCGAGTACGGCTGTTACCGTCTGGGCGCAAGGATCTGGGATTTGAAAGCTCAGGGCGTACCCATCAAGAGCGAAACCGTCACCGGGAAGAACCGATACGGGGAGCGGACGTGCTTCGCGCGGTACTCCATCATTAAAGAGGATTAGATAATGGCGATTGAATATTTCTGCGCTTATCACAGTTATCTGGACAGTATGGAGGAACTGAATGACACGGAGAGGGGGAGGCTTTTCACGGCTTGCCTAATCTACAGCAAGACGGGCGAAGCACCGCAACTCCGTGGTAATGAAAGATTCGTATTTCCAACTTTGAAAGCACAGATAGACCGAGATAAGGCAACATACGACAGCCGGTGTAAGAAAAACTCCGATAACATCCGAAAACGATGGAATACGGACGTATACGACGGCGAACAACCGTGTACGAATGATACCAAGACAAAGGAAAAGGAAAAGGAAAAGACAAAGACAAAGGAAAAGGCAAAGGATAATATACCTCCTTCGGAGGTTTGCGGCGAGCTGCCGAGCAGCCCCCCGCCTGCGGCGGTGCTTCCGCTGGTTGACGGCACGGATTTTAAGATTTCCGTGGAGATGGTTGCCGAGTTGTCCGGTCTGTATCCCGCCGTGGATGTAGCCCAGCAGTTGCGGGGTATGCGTGGCTGGCTACTGGCAAATCCCAAAAACAGGAAAACAAAAGCCGGGATCATGCGCTTTGTCAACTCCTGGCTCTCCCGGGAGCAGAATTCGGCTAGACCTGCGGCAAACCAGAAGCAGGGCGGCTATACCAGCGGCGTTGACCGTCTGGCGGAGATGTACAGGGAGGAATTTGGAAATGGATAAACAGGAAGCGTACCAGATTCTCACGCTTTTACAGGCAAATTATCCCGATTCTTTCCGGGGAATGTCCAAAGAGGCGGCAAACGTGAAAGTCAATCTTTGGGCGGATATGTTCTCCGAGGAGCCATTTGAGGCCGTTGCCGCCGCTGCAAAAGCGTACATAGCGACGGATACCGGCGGCTTTATGCCCACCATCGGGAAGCTGAAAGATATGCTCCACCGGATGCAGTCGCCCCAGCAGATGACCCAGATGGAAGCATGGGGGCTGGTTGCCGGTGCGCTGAGAAACAGCGTGTACGGCGCAGATGACGAGTTCCGGAAGCTGCCACCGGCGGTACAGCGGACGGTGGGAAGCCCCGCCCAGCTCAAGGAATGGGCGCTGATGGATGCAGAAACGGTGCAGTCCGTGGTTGCATCGAATTTCCAGAGATCGTTCCAAGTGTGCCAGAAGCGGGAGGACGATTACCAGAAGCTCCCCGGAGCAGTAAAGAGCTTTATCGCCGAGCTGGCCGGGAAGATGGAATTTGAAAAGCTACCGGAAGGCGGTGGAGTATGAAAAACGAAGTAGGCGGGGAAAAGGAACGCCCCGGCCAGTACATCGATTCGGGAAGCCCATTTTGCAGGAACTGTACGCGGGACGATTGCCCCACCAACGGGGACGGCTGCAAGGCGTGGGAAGAATATTTCGTAGCGAATTGGAACGAAAACATCATGAAATCAATTGGAAGCCACAAAAAACAACGCCAGTTTTTCCGGTACGAACACCCGGATTTGGTGAGAGAGGGGATTGTTTTTGAGCATGAGCAAGGCGAAAATGTACGGCTGTTTCAAGCCGGTGAAGCGGAATTGCACCCAGCCCAGGTGGGGGAAAGTTCCTCGGGGGAATAAAGGAAAACAGAAAGGAAATGCAAAATGAAAGGTTACAAAGGATTCAACCCCGGCTTGATCTGCAAGGATAAGCAGTACCAGGAAAATACCATCTTCGAGGAACCAGAGGCGAAAATCTGTGAAAAGGGAATGCACTTTTGCGAAAATCCTTTTGACGTGCTGGACTATTACGATTTGATTCGCTCTGATGGCACACCGAACGAGTTCACGGAAGTTGAAGCGCTGGACGAGCCAAAGACGGATGATAAGAAAAAATTCTGCTCCCGAAAACTGAAAATCGGCGTAAAACTGGGACTATCCGGATTTATCAAGGCATGTGTGGATTTTGTACTGGAAAAGACTATTGCTGAGGCACCGAGTGAAAACGTTTATTCCAGGGACTCCGCCCGGATTGGCAGTTCCGGGGACTCCGCCCAGATTGGCAGTTCCGGGTACTACGCCCAGATTGGCAGTTCCGGGTACTCCGCCCGGATTGGCAGTTCCGGGTACTCCGCCCAGATTGGCAGTTCCGGGTACTCCGCCCAGATTGGCAGTTCCGGGTACTCCGCCCGGATTGGCA